CTGCGACCTTGTCCAGCCTCGCGCGCAGGGCCGTTTCCAAAAAGCCGAAAGTTCGACCGGCGGCATCGGATGGCACTGAAGCGGCCGCGGTCGAACAGCGTCGTCACTGCGAAGCGGCGCCGCGTGCTCGTCGAGGAGATGATCCGCACGAAGGGGTGGACGGAGCCCCTCGTCGCCGACCTCGCGAGGAAGACCGGTGCCTCGCGGCGCACGCTGTACCGGGACCGCGAGGCGATCCTGAAGGAGCTCGCCGCCGAGGAGAAGGCCGGGCTCGAGGAGCGCCGGGCGCTGCTCCTCGGCGACGCCCGGCGGATGCGCGAGAAGGCGGTGAAGGACGGGGACTACAGCCCGGCGGCCCGCCTGCTCGGGATGGAGGCGCAGCTCCTCGGCCTGGATCGCGTCCCCCTGCCCGAGGTCGACGCGGAGGAGGGGCCCGTCGACACGAGCCTCGAGGCCATCCTGAAGGAGACCCGCCGGATGCGGCGGCAGGCGCAGGCCGGGCACTCCTACGTCGCGGCCGACCGGCTCCTGCAGCGGGAGCATGAGCTCGTCGAGAGCATCCGCCAGCGCGACGAGGCCGTCCGGGCGCAGAACCTCTCGCACATGGGCGAGGACGAGAAGGTCGCCCTCGTCACCGAGCTGCTCACCAGCCTGCCCGACCTGCTCCGGCGGAAGGTGCTCGCGGGGCTGCCGGCATGACGCTCGCCCCGGGCGTCGACCCGCTGGCCGCGCTCGTGCACGCGCTCCGGAACCTCCGGCAGCACGTCGACCGCGACCCCCTCGCGCACGCCCGGTGGACGATCGCGCAGGAGAAGTACCTCCGCTCGAAGTCGCCGCGGAAGCTCCTCCGCCTCGGGAACGGCGGCGGGAAGTCGCGCGTCGCCCTCGCCGACGTCGCGATGCGCGCGCGCAAGCGGCACCCGTTCCGCCCCGACCTGAACCGGCGGCGTGGGCCGACGAAGCAGTGGATCGTGACGGTCTCGTGGAAGCAGGCCGTCCCGCTCATGCACCAGTTCCGGGAGATGCTCGGGCCCGAGGAGCTGCGGCAGCAGCCGAGCTGGGACGACGCGCGGGGGTGGGGGAAGGACTCGCCCACGCTCATCTGGCCGGACGGCTCCTCGGTCGGCTGGCGCACGATGAAGCAGGGCCCGCTCGCGCACGCCGGCGCCGAACTCGACCACGTCCTGATCGACGAGCCCTGCCTGATGGAGCACTACCGCGAGCTCGAGCGGCGCGTCTTCCGCCGCAACGGCGAGATCTCGCACGCGATGACCCCCATCAACGCGCCGGGCGACCTGCAGTGGGAGCGGGACATGTGCGCGGACGGGCTCATCGAGGACCTCAACTTCCCGATGGACCAGGACCTCTTCCGCTTCGCCGACGGGGAGATCCGGCGCCTCTGGGACGGCACCCTCTGCGACGAGGCGTGGATCGCCGAGCAGATCAAGGCCGTGCCCCGCCAGTACCGGGAGATCGTCGTCAACGGGGGCTGGGACGAGATCGTCGTCGACGGCGCCTTCTCCGAGACGTTCTCCGAGAGCAAGCACGTCCACGACTTCCGGTTGGACGGCACCGAGGTCCTCTCCCTCGGCATCGACCACGGCACGAAGGCGTTCACCGAGACGGCCGTGCTCGTCGCCGTCGACGAGCGCACCGAGTACCCGTCGGTCTACGTCCTCGACGTCTACGAGGCCGACCGCGACTCCCCCGCCGAGAAGGACGCGAAGGAGATCCTCGCGATGCTCGGGCGGCACCGGTTCAAGGGGAAGCCGATCGCCTGGTCGAACCTGAAGCGCGTCACCGGCGACATCACGCACTACGGCGGGCGCGGCCGCATCAACCGCAAGTCGAACCGCGACCTCGCCTACGAGCTCGGCCGCGAACTCGGCCTGAAGAAGCACGAGGCGCTGACCCCGCCGATCTGGACGGCGAAGACAGGTGCCGGGTCGAGCCCGCGCGGGTCCATCTACCGCGGCGTCTCGTGGCTCCACCGCGCCCTGCTCCGGTCCGGGCAGGTCACGATCCACCCGCGGTGCACCTCCCTGATCAAGGCGCTCCAGGAGTACCGAGGCGGCAGCGACGACCCCGCCGGCCACCTCGTCGACGCGCTGCGCTACGCGCTCGACTACTGGATCGCGCGCGGGCAGACCCGGACGGCGACCGCGGGCTCGTTGAGCTTCTGATCGCGGTGCGCCGGTAGCACGACGCGATGTTCGCCGACGACACCGCGCCCCCGCCGCTCCCCGCCCCGCCGGCGCCGAAGAGCGCGGCCGAGGCCGCTCGCGTCGAGCACACCCGCCTCCGGCGTCGGGTCATGTACTCGATGCACCACCCCGACGTGGAGTCCCGCCTCGTGAAGGCGATCGGGACCACGCGCGCGAAGGCGGTGCGCATCGTCGACATGACGGCGAACCCGGCCTGGTACGTGACGAGCCAGCTCGCCGGGCTCTACCGCGACATCCCCGAGATCAACCCGCCGGCCGGCGGCGAGGACACCGCGGAGGCCGTCCTCGAGGCCGGCTTCTGGCAGCTCGCGCAGCGGAACCAGCGCGACTGCATCGGCCTGAACGACATGTTCGTCCGCGTCGACCTCGACGACAACGGCGCCCCCGCGTTCCGGCTCGTGTTCCCCGACCTCGTGAGCGTCGTCTCCTCGCCGCTCTCGCCTGCGCAGCCGCTCGCCCTCGCCGAGTGGATCGAGGACCCGGACGACCCGACGAAGTGGGTGCAGCTCGTGTGCGACCCGCGGAAGCGGCTCTACGTGGCGCGCGACGACCGGGGCTTCGACGTGACGGCCCGCGTCCTCGGGAAGGACGGGCACGAGGACTTCTCCGGCGAGAACTACCCCTTCCTCGTGCAGGGCAAGCCCGTGCTCCCCTACGTCGCCTACCACGCGGCGGAGACCGGCTACGCGCTCGACCCGTACACCGGGCGCGAGGTGTTCGAGGGCGCCCTGCAGCTCGGCGTGTACTACTCGTTCTTCGGCCACGCGCTGCGGCAGGCGAGCTGGGCGCAGCGATGGGCCGCGGGCGCTGCGCCGGATCAGGGCGACGTCGAGGAGGACGGTCGCCGGAAGGAGGCCGTCGCCGACCCGGCGACGCTTGTGATCCTGAAGGCGATCGAGGACGCCGTCGGGCAGAACAGCATCCAGGTCGGCCAGTGGGGCGCGCCCGTCGACCCGGACCGCTTCTTCGCCGCGATCGAGCGCTACGAGCGGCGCCTCGTCGAGATGGCGCTCTCGACGGTGGGCGTGAGCCGCCGGGAGAGCGACGTGCGCTCCGCGATGTCACTGGCCGTGAGCCGCGAGGCGCAGCGCGACGCGCAGCGCGCCTACGCGCCCGTGTTCCGGCGCAGCGACATCCGCCTCCTCCGGCTCGTGTCGGGCCTCCGCGGAGGCCCCGTCGACGGCTGGCGCATCGAGTACAAGAGCCTGCCGCGCGACCCCGCCGAGCTCGCGGCCGAGCTCGCGCGGATGGAGGGTCTGCTGAAGCTCGGGCTCATCGACAAGGTCTCCGCGTACAGGCAGCTCCACCCGGGGCTGGACGATCGGGAGGCGCTCGAGGCGCTGAAGAAGATCGAGGCGGTGAACGCGCAGTTCGAGCCCGCGGAGCCGACGCCGGCGGCCGGCCCGGGCGCGGGCGCGCCCACCGCGCCGGAGCCCAGCCAGCCGTCGATCGCGCTCACGTCGACCGACATCGCGTCGATCGTCACCGTCGACGAGGCGCGCGCGGCGCAGGGGCTCGCGCCCATCGGTGGCGAGGACGGGAAGCTCACCGTCTCCGAGTACCAGGCGAAGCACGCCGCCGTGGTCGCGAAGGCGGCGAACGCCGCCGCGGGTCAGGCGCCGACCGCTCCGGAAAATCCGTCGGCCGGCGGTAGCACGGAAGGGTAGCGGAGAGGACCTCGATGAACGAAGGCGGCGGCAACGGCGGGGGTGGAGGCGGTGGAGGGGGCGGCGCGCAGCCGATCCCCTACGAGACCTACCAGGCGACGGTCACCGCGAAGAACGCGGCCGACGCCGAGGTCGCGCGGCTGAAGGGTGAGCTGCAGAAGGCGACCGAGCGCGGCGCCACCGTGGACGTGCTCACGACGCAACTCAACGAGTGGAAGGGGAAGGCCGAGGCGGCGACCAACCGCTTCGCCGTGTTCACCGAGCTCTCGGGCGCGCTCGGCACGACCGACACCGACGTGATCGAGAGCTTCGAGTCGAAGTACGGCGCGCTCCCCGAGAAGGACCGCCCCGCGCGGAAGGCGTGGGTCGAGTCGCTGAAGGCGAAGCCCGAGGAGGCGCCGGCGATCCTCCGCCCGTGGCTCGCCGGCGGCGGCAACGGCGGCGGTGCCGGGAAGGTGCAGCCGAAGGTCGTCGGCAGCGGCACGCAGACTCCGGGCGCGCCCGGGCAGCCGACGGCCGACGAGGTCCGCAAGGCCCGCGACGAGGCCGTCCGGACGGGCAACTGGGCGGCGTGGAAGGACGTGCGCAAGCGGTTGGGGCTCGAGAAGTAGGGTGCGCGGAGGGGCCTCCGCGGACGCCGGTAGCACGGGGCGACTCACCGAACGGAGCGCCCCATGGCCAACGAGATCACTCCCTCCGCCATCGCCGACCTCATGGCGGACGAGGTCGTGTCGACCGAGTTCCTGATGCTCCTCGCGGCCCGCGACGGGAGCGTGCTCACGCACCCCGCGTGGTTCTACGCGCAGGCGAGCGCGCCGAACAGCAACGTCGTGCGCGTGCCGCACGTCGGGCTCGGCGGGTACAACCTGATGACGGACCACACGCCGGGCGCGGAGAAGGCGTCGACGGCGCTCACCACCGACGCGACCGAGGTGACGATCGCCCCGAAGTCGAAGGTCTACACCCTCGACGACTTCGCCGGGTACCTCGCGGCCGGGATGCTCGGGAAGGCGAAGTTCGCCGAGGACCTCGCGATCACCTACGCGCAGACGCTCATCGACGTCCTCGCCAACATCGGCGACGACTTCACCGACATCGGCGGCAACGCCGGGAGCGCGCTCACCTGGGCGGACGTCATCGACACGAAGACGCAGCTCGCGATGCGCGACGTCACGGGCGCGCTCCTCGCGGAGCTGCACCCCGAGCAGTGGGGCGACCTCGAGGTCGACACGCTCTCGCTCGGCTTCGCCCCGGCGCTCACGCTCAACGGCGTGATCAACAAGGGCCTCGAGTCCGCGAAGGGCAACTACGGGTCGATCGACTTCTTCACGTCGACGCGCGTGCCGACCTCGGACGCCGGCGTCAACCACGCCGGCTGCATCCTCGGGCGCGGCGGCATCGCGTGGGCGGACGCCCCGCTCCCGGCGGTGCGCGACTCGTTCACCCTCGGGCGCGCCCGCCTCGAGGAGCAGCGCCGCTCCCGCGGCCTCATGACCGACTACACGTTCGCCTGCATCATCGGCGCCGCGAAGGCGATCGACAACGCCGGCCAGACCGTGAAGTCGCGCGTCGCGTAGCCGAGCTGGCGCAGCGGGCCCGCGGACGTCCACGAGCGTCCTCTCCGGTTTCCGCGGGCCTTCTGCGTCCTCGATGCGGGTCGCTCCGGTAGCACGGAGCGACCCGTTCTCGTTTTCGGAGAGGACCCATGGCCGAACGCACCAGCGCCCCCGCGACCCGTGACCCGAAGCGGACGCCCGACTTCGCCACCTCGGCGACCGGACTCACGCACCCCTTCCTGCTCGACTCCCCGCAGTTCATCTGGATCTTCCACCCGCGCCGCTGGCAGGTGATCGGCGGCCGCCTGGTCCCCGCGCTGTCGATCCAGCAGATGAAGGCCGGCGTGAACGGCATCGCCATCCGCGACGGGAAGGTCCTGTTCGCGAACGTGCGCGCGAAGCTCGAGACGCAGGGCCGCCGCGTCATCCCCTACGAGTGGGCGCCCGACGGTGAGTCGTACATGAACGTCGTCGAGACGAAGCCGGGCGGGCGGGACGAGATCGCCGAGGCGTGGATCTCCGTGTTCGAGACCGCCACGGTCGGGTCCGCGAAGACCGAGACCGACCAGGAAGCCTACGCCGCGTGGCTCGACTCGCTCGTCTCGAGCGGGAAGCTCCCGCCCTGCCCGTACGACGTCGCGGCGACGCTGCTCACGAAGGCGAAGAAGAAGCTCGCGATCGCCCAGCAGATCCTCGCGCGGAGCAACGGCGCCGGCACGCACGCGTTCCGCGTCGAAGCGGCCGAGGCGGAGATCGCGGTGCTCGAGACGTACCTGCGCAAGGCGAGGGGCGAGAAGGTCGCCCCGAAGCGGAACGCGAAGCGGACGCTCGAGGAGGACCCGGGCGAGGGCGAGGGCGAGGGCGAGACGAGCGCGAAGGAGAAGAAGGCGTGAACGAGCGAGACCCCCGGAACCGACCGGCGCAGCCGGCGAGCGGCGGCGAGCGGCCGGGCGATCGGCAGGTCATGGACCGCGTCGCCCGCGATCTCATCGCGTCGGGCACGAAGCCGAAGGACGCGCAGCGCGTGGCGCGCGAGTCGATGCTCCGGACCGACCGGAAGCTCCGCGACGAGGGGAAGCGGTAGGGCCTCGCGGCCGTCGGTAGCACGGGCCGTGCCGCCTCCACGGCGGTGCTCCACCCGGAGTGCACGATGGCCGAGACCCCCTCGAATCCTCCCCGCCTCGCCGAGAACATCACCCCGAAGGGGATCAAGGTCGGCTTCCTCCGCGTCTCCGACGCGCGCGACGCGAGCTCCGCCGCCTACGTCGAGATCATCGCCGGCACGGGCGCGCCGAGCGGCGGCTACGGCCGGGACAGCTCGGCGACGATGCTCTACCTCCGTGAGGACGCGAGCGGCCCGACCGACGCGGTGTACATCACGCACAACGGCGGCACGACCTGGAACGCGCTCGTGAACGCCATCGCGGACGCCGAGCTCGCGGCGATCGCGGGGCTCACCAGCGCGGCGGACAAGCTGCCCTACTTCACGGGCTCGGGCACCGCCTCCCTCGCCGACTTCACCGCCGCGGGCCGCGCGCTCGTCGACGACGCGAACGCGGCGGCCCAGCGGACCACGCTCGGCCTCGTGATCGGCACGGACGTGCAGGCGCACGACGCCGAGCTCGACGCGCTGGCCGGCCTCGCCTCGGCGGCCAACAAGCGCCCGCGCTTCACCGGGAGCGGCACGGCCGAGCTCGTGGACGACATCGACGCGCCGCTCGCGCTGGGCGGCAGCACCGCGGCCGCCGGCTCGACGAACGCCGACGCCGCGGCGCTGCCGGCCGGCACCGGGCGCGTCTACCCGACGACCGGCGCGGACGACACGAAGGGCGTGATCGTGCACGCCTCCGACAAGGTCACCGGCCGGATGATCTTCATCGGCAACGGCGTGGCGAACAAGATCCTGAAGGTCTACCCGCCGGCCGGCGGCTCGATCAACGGCGGCGCGGCGAACGCGGCCTTCGGCAGCGCCTCGGGGAAGGGCGTCGTGCTCGTGTGCCTCGACTCGGCCGCGAACACGTGGCTGGGCTGGTAGGCCCCCGCCGGTAGCACGGCGGCATGAGCGGCGCGGAGACCAGCTTCATCACGGCCCGGCTCCTGATGCCGAACTACCTGGTGCAGGGGCAGGACAACGACCTGTCCTGCCCCCTCTGGCAGAACGGCGCGATCGTCGCCGTCACCGAGGCGGGCTCGACGGTGTCGGTGTACGACGCCTCGGGCACGGTCGTCGTCGACGCCGCGGCCGTCACCGTCGACGACGACGGCATCCCCACGTACACGCTCGCGGCGGCCCTCGTGCCGACGACGCGCTCGCGCGGGATGGGCTGGCGCGTCGAGTGGAGCCTCGTCGTCAACGGGAAGACGAAGGTGGTGCGGAACGCGGCCGGGCTCGTGAAGGCGGCGTTCTTCCCCGTGGTGGCCGACCCCGACCTCTTCCGCCGCGAGGGCGCGCTCGACCCGAACGGGGCGGCTCCCATCTCGGCGCTGACGGACTTCCAGGACTTCATCGACGAGGCCGTCGTCACCATCCACGGGCGGCTCGCCGGAAAGGGGTCGATCTGGAACCTGGTCATGGAGCCGAGCGCGCTGCGCGAGCCGCTCCTGCTCCTCACGCTCGCGCTCGTCTTCGAGCACCTCCGGACGACGCTCAACGAGACCTGGAAGGAGAAGGCCGACGACTACCGCGCGCAGTTCAAGGACGCGTGGGACGGCCTCGTGTTCGAGTACGACGCGACGGACGCCGGCGCCTCCGACGGGCGGCGCAAGCGCGCGGGCAACCCGTCGGTCTGGCTGGGCGGGTTCGACTGATGGCCGACATCGCGACCATCCGCGCGCTCGTCGTGGCGGCCATCCGCACCCTCTCGGGGTGGACGCAGAGCCGGTTCGCGCCCGAGCTGTTCGGCCGGGACACCGACTCACTCCTGCACCACTCCTTCGCGGTGGGTGTCCCGACGACCGAGGTGCGCGACGGGCGGCAGGGCCTCTCCGAGGGCGCGCTCGTGTACTCGACGATCGAGGTCCAGTGGGCGCACCGGCTGCGCGCCGACGCGCAGAACGGCGACTACGACGCGGCCACGGACGCCGAGCAGGACCTCGTGAAGAAGGTCGTGGCGATCTCGACGAAGCACGTGCTCGTGAAGCGCCTCACCCGCCGGGCGACGGTGGACGGGTGGGTCCTCGGCACGGCCACGTTCGAGGTCGGCCACCGCTTCACCCTGCAGTAGGCCCGCGCCCGCCGGTAGCACGACGGCGACTCCCGAGGCTTCCCCATGCCTGGCAACGCAGCGACCCCGATCATCCCGCGCGACGGCGTCATGACGCTCACCGACGGCACCGCGGGGACGCCGAAGACGCTGACGGTCCTCTACACCAACGGCGCCATCAAGATCACCGGCCTGAACAACGCCCAGAAGGACCGGAAGATCTACAAGAGCCGGGGGATCATCTACGCGGGTCGCAACACCGAGGACAAGGAGTTCGGGATCGAGTTCACGGCCGACGCCGTGCACTTCCTCGGCGACGGCACGACCGCGACGCTCTTCGAGGCCATCATGCAGAAGGGACTGTGGAGCACGGCGACGTCCACGTTCCCGGTCTCGGGGGGCGACATCTACACGCTGCAGTGGAGCTGGACGGTCGAGCGCACGAACTTCTCGGGCACGAACGACAACGTCGTGACCTACAAGTACGTCATGTTCGAGCTCGACTTCGCCGAGGGCGACCCCTCGCAGTTCTCGCTGAAGGGCACCGGCCTGCCGTACGGCACCGCGGCGACGGACTGGTCGACGCTCACCTGATCCGCCCCGCTTCGTAGAGAGGACGCTCCATGAAGATCCAGATCAAGGGCCGCGACTTCGCGGTCGAGTTGCCGCCCGTCGACGTCCGCGAGGACCTCGTCCTCACCTACAACGCGAAGGCGAAGCGCGGGGGCGTCCCGCTCGCGCGCGCCTCCGCGGCGATGGTCGCGGCCTGCGTCCCCGAGGTCGCCTTCGGCGTCCGGTCGGGCGTGAGCGCCAGCGTCCGCGGCGACCTCGCCGAGTACGGGGGCGAGGTGTACGCGGCGCTCCGCGAGAAGGGCTGGGCGGTCGAGGACATCATCGGCGCGGCGAGCCAGCTCTTCCCCGAGCTGCTCGAGGCGACCTTCCCGCGCGAGAAGGAGGTCCAGGCCGCGATGGGAAAATCCGAGGCCGGAACGGGCACGTAGTCCGCACGGCGCTGCGGCTCTCGCTCCGGTTCGGCAACGGCGACGTGCACTGGTTCTCGAAGCTCCCGCGCGAGGACCAGGCGCTCATGATGGCGTGGGAGCGCTACGAGGCGGCCGAGCTCGAGAAGGAGATGCGGCGGCGCGCCGCCGCCCTCGAGCGGGGCCGGCGGCGGTAGCACGGGCCGATGCCGATCACCCGCTACCGCGAGGGGAACACGACGGTCGTGCTCCACGGTGACCTCGAGGGGCACGTGCGCCGGGCGATGGAGGCGGCGAACGCCACCGCCGTCGCGAAGCTCGAAGGGGGCGCGCAGGAGATCGCCGACGACGCCGAGGCCGCCTGGTACGGGGGCATGGGCGTCACGCGTCGCACCGGGAAGTCAGGCGACATCGAGGTCGTCACGACCGTGGACGCGAGCCGCGACGAGGTCCGCGTCGGCGTCGGCAGCGTCGACACCCGCACGGTGCAGGCGGGGAAGCTCGGCGGGTCCGGGGCCAACGGCGGGAAGAAGCGCGTGGCCGGCGGGCGCACCGTCCCGCTGGCGGCCTTCGTGCACCGCCCGTGGCGCACGACGCTCCGTGCGAAGGCCGTCGAGCAGGCGGAATGGTGGGCGTGGAAGCGGAAGGACCTGCCCGTGCTGCCGCCCCCGGGCGATCCCTGGTGGGGGAAGAAGCGCGACGGGAAGCGCAACGGGGAAGGACTCGACCCGGCGAAGTGGTACGTGCTCGCCGCCGGCGCCGCGCAGGGGAAGGTCGTCGCCGACCCGGGCACCGGGTACCTCCTCGCCGACTACGTCCGGAAGCCCGCGCGCCTGAAGATCAAGGCGCTGGCGAAGACGATGGCCGGTGACTTCGTGCGTCGGATGGGAGGTCGCTGATGCCGGGCGGAAGCAACGAGGTCGTGGGCGTCGAGTGGGTCGCGAAGCTCGACGCGTTCCGGGCCGAGCTCGCCAAGGTCCCGGACATCGGCGGGAAGGAGGCGCGGACGCTCGTCGGCCAGCTCGACCGCCAGATGAAGCGGGCCGAGAAGTCCGCGCGCGACGCAGCCAAGCAGACGAAGGGCGAGTGGACGAGCACCTTCACGTTCCTCGAGAAGGGCGCCAAGGCGGCGGGCTTCGGCGAGATGACGGAGAAGGCGAGCGCGCTCGGGCAGGCCGTGGGTGCGCTCGTCGACCCGGTGACCGTGTTCGTGGCCGGGCTCGCGGGCGCCGGCGCGACGGTCGCGGGGACGACGCTCGCCATGGGCGCGCTCACCGCGGGCCTCGTCGAGGCGGGCTTCGCCGCGGCCGACGCGCAGAAGAAGCTCCGCGGCTTCAAGGACATCGGGAGCGACTTCTACCCGGCGGTGCCGAAGGAGACGCAGAAGAGCCTCGACGCGCTCGCGGCCTCGGGCACCGCGATCGACGCGATCTTCGACCGCTTCGTCGTGACCGTCGGCGCGAACGTCGCGCCCACCGTCGAGAAGCTCACCGACGCCGTGGTCGGCGCCGCGCTCACCGCGGAGGCGTGGTTCGAGAAGTGGGCGAAGGGGCGGAACCTCCTGAAGGACTTCGCCACGGTCGGCATCGGGTCGCTCATCCAGCTCCTCGTCGGCCCGCTCGCAGGCGCGCTCGAGACGCCCCTGATCCCGCTGGACGCGATGCTCCACGGGATCGAGGCGGTCGCCGACTACACCGGCGCGAAGCTCCCCGACTCGTTCGAGACCGCGCGCGCGTCCATCGACCACGCCGTCGACGCGCTCGGCACGGCGCCGAAGACGATCACCGACGCGGTGGTCGAGTGGGGCTCCTCGATGGCGGGGACGGCCTACGACGCCTCGGGCCTCGCCGACACGCTCGACGACCTCATCCGGAAGGGGCGCGACCACATCGCCACGACCGAGAAGGCGACCGAGGCCCTGAAGAACGAGTCGAAGGTCGCCGCCGAGCAGCAGAAGATCCTCGACGCCGCGAAGCGCGCGCGCGAGGAGATCGCGGCCGCGCTCATCGAAAGCGAGGCCGCGCAGTCGAAAGCGCAGGCTGAGTACGACAAGACGATCGCGAAGATCGACGAGTGGGCCGAGGCGCTCCTCGCCGCGGGGAAGATCGACCAGGCCACCGAGAAGGACATGGCCGAGCTCCGCGCGCGCGCCCGGGCGGAGCTGGAGAAGGGCCTCGACGCGGAGGCGGACGCCCGGCGCGCGGCCGTGCAGAAGGCCGAGGACCTGGTCACCGCGAGCACGGCCAACGAGCGCACCGCGTACGAGCAGCTCGCCGTCGACAAGGAGCGCGCGCTCCGGGAGTACCTCGACGCCGCCAAGGCCGCGCACCTCGACGAGTCGCAGATCGCGAAGGACGCGGCCGCCATCCAGGCGGCCTACGCCGCGCGCGCGGCGAAGCTGCAGATCAAGCAGGCCGAGGACACGGCGATGAAGGTCGCCGGCTACACGAGCCGGGGCCTCGACCAGATCGCGTCGGCCTACGAGGCGACCTACAACCACGCCGAGGACGCGGCCGACCGCCTCCAGCAGCAGCTCGTCGCGGGCGACGCGTACTACACGGCCGCCCAGAAGAAGGAGCTGCAGGAGCGGATCGACGCCCAGCGGAAGGCGGCCGCGAAGGCGTTCGCCGCGTCGAAGCGCGCGCGCATGGCCGAGGCCGCGATCAACCTGGCCTCGTCGATCGTGGCGGCGTGGAACGACGGCCTGCAGACCGGCGGCCCGGCCGGGCCGATCGTCGGCGCGGCCTTCGCGGGCATCGCCGCCGCAGCGGGCGCGACGCAGCTCGGCGCCATCGCGGCAGAGAACCCGTCCTTCCACATCGGCGGTCCGATCGACCTCGCGCCCGACGAGATGAACGTCACGGCGCGGTCGCACGAGTTCATGCTGAACCCGACCGGGCGCGGCATGTTCGGCGACGAGGACCTCCGCCGCGCGAACGCCGGGGTGAGCCCCTCCGGCGGCACCGTCGTCGCCGTGTCCGTGTACCGGCACACGCGGCAGGTCCAGCGGTGGAAGGCAGACGGACTGCTGATGGGCGACCCGATCTCGAAGGCGATCGCCGAGGGCAAGCAGGCCGGGCACCGATCGAACCGGGCGTGACGGGCCTCGGTCGGTAGCACGGACGCATGGGCAGCGGCACCACCCCCAGCGTCCTCCGCGGTCTCCTCGTCCCCGACCCGCGCTTCAAGTGGGCGGCGTACGCGTCGGCGAGCTCGACCCTCACGCAGGCCGGCTCGCGCCCGGGCGTCCCCGAGGCGCAGCAGGACACGGAGATGGTGCTCGAGGCGAGCGGCTCGCAGGCGAGCTCGGCCCAGCTCCGGGTGAAGACGATCCGCGGCGGGCACCCCGGCATCGACCAGGCCCGGCTCGTCTGGAAGTACGAGGGCGACGGCGCCGAGCACTGGCGGGGCTGGGACCCACCCGCGTCGCTGACGGGGTTCGAGTTCGTCGGGCACTCGAACACGGCGGGGAAGTGGAAGCACCCGCACGCGCTCACGCTCTCCGACGGCACGATCGCCGTCGCGGTCGGCGAGGACACGCAGAAGACGGTCGTGTGGACGCGGGACCCGAGCACCGGCACGTGGACCCTGCACGAGGTCTACGACCCGGGCGCGGCGCTCTCGTACACGGAGCCCTACCCGTGCCTCGTCCAGCTCACGAGCGGGCGGCTCCTCTGCCTCTTCTGGACGGAGAACGGCACGAGCGTGCAGCTCCGCACCTACTACAGCGACGACGCGGGCACGACATGGCTCCCGGCGCAGAAGGGCTGCCTCGACACCGCGTTGGACGCGACGGCGCAGCTCCCCCTCCGGAGGCGCGTCGTCGAGCTGAACGACCAGCTCGCCCTCTTCGTGCACGTGCGCGACATCGCCACGCCCGAGGATCAGATCTGGCAGTACGCGAGCAACGACCTCGGCGCGACCTTCGACTACGTCGACGCGCTCACCGGCCACAACCGCGGGTACCCGGACGCCGTCGTCACCGACGGGAAGATCCTCGTCGGGTACGTGACCAACTTCGCGACGACGGGCTCGAGCTACCCGCCGGCGTGGCGCGAACTGGCGAGCGCGTTCCAGGCGATCAGCGACGCGAACTCGGGCGACCTGCAGACCGACGCCGACGTGATGGAGTGGGCGACTGAGTCGGGCGGCGTCTTCAACTCGGGCGACCTCGCGATGTGGGTCGACGAGGACGGCGTCGTCTACGTGATGGGCCGGGACCACGCGTCGACGACCTTCGAGGCGAGCGTCCGCGCGTCGTACGACCGCGGCGCCACGTGGGCGGACCTCGGCGGCGGGCCCGCGCCCTCGGCCGGCGTGAGCACGTGGATCGGCGGCGACACGGCGACCTACCCGTACGACTTCGCGGTCTGCGCGCACCGCGGCCGCGCCTTCGTCGCGCACCGCTTCGCCGCCAACCCGGGCACCGCGGACGACAGCCTCGCGGGCTTCTGGCTCGGCGGGTACACGACGGTCTGTCTCGCGCAGGAGACGAGCACCGCGATCGGGCCGAACACGGTCGCGGGCTTCACGGTGACGTGGCTCCCCTACGACGACCCCGCGAACGTCTCGGGGTGGTCGGCGACGTCGACGGGCACCTCGGCGCTCACGAGCGACGGTCTCCACCTCACCACCGGGGTGGGGCAGACCGAGATGCGGACGTACGCGAACATCACCGGCACGCTCGCGCAGGGCGTCACGGCGCTGTTCGAGTGCCAGCTCGTCACGAACCAGTGGCGGGCCGAGATCATCGTGAACGACGGCGTCTCCGTGGAGTACGAGATCGCCTGCCTGGTCAACGCGGCGTCGATCGCGCTCCACGACTCGGTCTCCGGCCTCGACGTCGACAGCGTCCCGACGACCGCCGGCGTCGACGGGAAGGTCCAGATCCTCGTCGACGTCTACAGCGGCAAGGCGCGGATGTGGTACCGCCCGGTCGGCGCCTCGGGCGATCGCGACTGGACAGAGGTGGGCGCGACGGCGGCGCTCACCGACCGCGGGTCCACCACGGTGGTCGGCCACCGCCTCCGCTTCGGCCAGTTCGACAGCAGCGCGTCGTACTCGACGATGGCGTGCTTCAGCCACGGCGCGTACACCGAGGAGCACCTCTACGGGCAGGACAATTACTCGGACCTGCTCGGCCGCTGCTACACGGCGGAGCCGATCTACGTCGACGGCGGCACGTCGATCCGCGCGGTCGACGGGCCGACCTTCCGGAACGAGGACTGGAACATCGACCCCGTCTACGACTACGGGGTGGAGAACGTCTTCCCGGACGTCGCGCCGAGCCCGCGGCGCCGGTGGCGGAGCACGACCGACGCGAGCAACGTCGAGATCGCGTGGGAGCTCGGCGACGAGGCGACGGTCCCCATGGGTGCCCTCGTCGGCATCTACCTCGGCGACGCGAACTTCCCGCAGTGCGAACTCTGGGGGCAGAACGGCGCGGGCATCTGGACGAAGGTGGGGGACATCGACCTGCGCGCCCAGGTCAACCTGAAGTGGACGCGCAACGGACGCGTGGTCCGTCCCGACACGACGGGCGGGTCGAGCGTGTCCTACTACCTGCCGACGAACATCCTCGCCGGGAGCCGCCTCGAGCTCGTCACGAGCGGCGGCGAGCCTGCGCCGGCGGTGCGGAAGATCGAGACGAACTCGGCGGGGAAGTGGGAGTCCGGCTCCTCGTCCCTGCAGACGCGCATCCTCCTCGAGGAGGTCGACGGCACGGAGGCGACGAGCGGCACCGGGGCGGCCCTCTGGATCAAGGACGCGCTCGCGATCGTGCCGATGACGGCGACCTACAAGCGGTGGAAGCTCGTCATCCCCGCGCACACGACCGCCGAGGGCTACTTCGAGCTGGGCGCGCTCGTCTTCGGCGCCTTCTTCCCCACGGGCAGCTACCTCATGGAGACCGCGTGGGGGCGCGGGCTCGAGTGGGCGTACGACTTCGAGGTGACCGAGGGCCGCACGGGCATCCGCAACGTCCGCGCGCTCGGGCCGGCTCGGCGCGCCGTCGAGGTCTCGTGGGTCGACGGCGTGGAGACGTCCCCGCTCGCGCTCTCGTCGCCGAACTGGATCTTGGGCTGGACGTCCGGTGGCGCCGTCGCCGTCCCGGCCGACATGCCGTGGAGCCTGCCCGGCCTGCTCGACAGCATCCACGGCGCAACCACGCCCGTGGTCTACGTCGGGGCGATCAGCGTGCCCAGCTCGGGGAGCGCGGTCGTGACGCTCACCGACCGGCGCATGTTCGTCTACGGGCGCGTCCTCTCCGAGACCGTGCGCGTCGACAACGTCCAGGGCGGCGAGGGGAAGGACGAGATCCTGCGCATCGGGCAGGTCCGGCTCGAGGAGGAGGTCTGATGTACTGGACGATCGACGAGGTGCTGCCCGACGGGACCGTGCGCATGACCGAGCACTGCGACGTCGAGTTCTTCCGGCGCGAGATCGCGCGCATCCCGCCGGTCACCGAAGCGCAGGCGAAGGCGCTCGCGGCGCAGCTCGACCGCGCGATCCGCCACGCCACCCGGCGTGTGAGGGCCGCCGCGGCTGAAGCCCTTGACCGCCCGGGCGTTCATGGGAGGATGCCGAACATGCTGCTCCTCCTCGCTCTGCTTGCGGGCTGCACGCCGACAGCCGACAGCTTCCCACGCGAGTTCGCCGTCCAGGCATACAGAATCGAGACGTTGAACGGCGATCCCGCGATTCGCTACGAGGCGAACGCCCTCAACACGTGCGATGGCACCCTCCTGGACGCAGGCGTGGACCTCGAACCCGAGTACGACCGCGGCGAGATCGTGAGCGCTGCCGAGGCGCTGATGGACCCGTGCGAGTTCGACGCCGACGCGGCCGCGGCCTGCCTTGCGGAACTGCGTGCGGTGCGCACGTGCGACGACGCGCTCGCCATGTATCGAGACGCCTACTACGACGGGGAGTCGTGGGGGGAGGCTGGGGACTACCTGTTCGTGGACTGTCGAGACGCCTGCGGCGTAGGCCCCGCAGGGGAGGACAGCAGCCCGTAGTAGGGTCCGTCGGTAGCACGGAGGCGTGCCCGTCGAACGCCTCCACCCGAACGACCTCCGCGGCCGCACCTGCCGCTGGCTCCTCGACCTGACCTTCGCGGGGCGCACGCTCCGGCTCTCGGACGACGAGGTCGACGTCGAGCAGGAGGACGGGACGTCCCTCCACTACGTCGGCGTCCTCGACGCGATCGAGGCCGAGGAGGGGCTCGACTTCCTCGCCGACGCGTCGGGCTCGTCCACGAGCGTGGCGATCGCCTGCGTCCTCCCCGTCGACGTCCCCGCCCTCGTCGCCGCGGGCCACGACCTCGGCGCCGCCCGTGCGGAGCTCTCGCGCTGGATCGAGGGCACGGCCTACGAGAGCCGGCGCCGCGTCATCTCGGGCGGGCTCTCGGACCCCGAGTACGGCGCGAGCGACGAGCCCGTGTCCTTCAGCATCGAGGCGTCGCCGTGGGCCGACTCGGCCGAGATCCCGCCGCCCGCGCTCACGGTGACCGGCTCGAACTGGACCGACGACATGATCCTGTCGCTCGCGACCGAGGACCTCGGCCTCTACTACCCCATCGTCGTCGGCTGCCCGGGGAAGGTGAGCGCGGCCGTCGCAAGCGCGGGATGGGTGACCGGGTCGCAGCCCGTTTTCGTCGACCACCGGAACACCGCGTATGCGGGGGTAACTCCTCCCGCTGCCGGCGAGCGCATCCACATCACCGCCGTGTTCGCCGGGCACCACGTCACCGCGACGTCGGTGTACCTGAACACCGAGGAGTACACGGCCGGCCACCGCTTCCGCGTCCTCAACACGTTCGACAAGCAGGGCCACCCCGTCGCGATCCTCCCCTGGTACGTCGACCGCGACAACTCCGACAGCGACGACTTCGAGTACGACTCGACGGTCATCTACACCTTCAGCAGCGGGACGCTGCACAGCCTCGGGTCGACGCCCGCGAGCATCGACAACAGCTTCCAGCCGATCGCGGGCGAGTCCCTCCCCATCTACGCCGGCGTCCTCGACGAGGAGACCGAGGGCGGCGGCGGCGCCATCGGCCCCGACGGCACGACGATGCGGCAGGCCGGCGACGTGCTCGAGTTCCTCCTCGGCTACAGCAACGCGCCGATCGACCGCGGGCGCTTCGCCGCGGCGAAGCCGCTCCTCTCGGGCTTCCTCTTCGACTTCACGATCGACGGGAAGACGACCCCGTGGGAGTTCATCGCGCAGCAACTCCTGCCGCTGCTCCCCGTGTCGCTCGTCGTCGGCCCGGACGGCATCTACCCGATCGTCTGGCGGTGGGACGCGGGCGTGAACGACGCGGTCGCGCACCTCTCCACTGCGGTGGACCCGAGCATCGAGCGCGCGTCGAACGTCTCCTACGACAGCGACACGATCCTGAACGACTTCACCTTGAAGTACGCGCTCTCGATCCGCACCGGCACGTACATGGGGAAGGCCCGCCTCGCCGGCGACGAGGAGGACATCGACCCCGACAACCTCGGGGACGTCACGACGGGCCTCATCGGGTACCACGCCCGGCTCTCGCAGCTCCGCTACCGCAACGGCGACGGCTCGCGCCTGGTGGTCCCGGAGACCATCGAGACCCTCGCCGTCTACGACGACACGACCGCGCAGAAGATCCTCGCGTGGCGCTCGCGGGCGTACGCCTTCGCGCGACGGCGCGTCGAGTACCTCGTGCCCGAGAACGTGTACGGCTGGCTCGAGCGCGGGAACGTCGTCACGATCACCGACGCCGACCTCTCCTGGACGCAGCAGGTCGCCCTCGTCGAGTCCGTCGTCACCGACGGGTCGGGGCAGATCCGGCTGAAGCTGCTCCTGATCGAGGACCCCGTCCGCGACGCGCGGCTGGTCGGCTGATGGCGACCACGCGCGTCCACGCGAAGTCGATCGACGTCCCCGCGACGCAGGGCGAGCGCGCGACGCGCCTGGTCATCGAGGCCGGCACGGGCGTGACGCTCACGTCGGCGACGGTCGACGGCGTCTGCACGCTCACCGTCCAGGCGAGCGGGGGCGGCACCTCCGACCACGCGCTGCTCACGAACCTGCCGTGGCTCTCGAGCGGCCACACGGGCACCGACGGCTACGTCGCGGGCTTCTCGGGCGGCGCCTCGTCGCTCTGGCAGGTCGACACGGACGGTACCCTCGCGGGCAACAGCGACAGCCGCCTCGCCAGCCAGAAGGCGATCAAGACCTATGTCGACAACGCGGTCACCGGCCTCTGGGACCTGAAGGGAACGCGGGACTGCTCGGCGAACCCGAACTACCCCGCCGCCGCGAAGGGCGATGCGTACGTCGTCTCCGTCGCCGGGAAGATCGGCGGCGTGTCGGGCACGACGGTTGACCAGGGCGACGTCTTCGTCGCCATCGCGGACAACGCCGGGGGCACGTCGGGCGCGGTCGGGACGTCGTGGACGATCATCCAAGCCAACCTCGTCGCGGCGCTGAAGTCGGGGGACGCGGCGGGCGGGCAACTCGGTGGAACCTTCCCCAACCCTGACGTGCGGGGCCTTCGAGAGACATCCGGCCCGACGAACATGACGATGGGCGCCGTCGCGGATGGCCAGCTTCTCAAGCGCTCGGGGACCACGATCGTCGGCACCTTCGTCCTCATGGCCGTCGTCGCGACCCAGGTCATCAACGAGGTCGCGAGCGTCGGCACGGCAAACAACACACGCAGCGCGAGCGTCGCGCAGACGGGGACCCTCGTATGAGCCTCCCGCTTCCCGACCAGACCTACTACCGGATGGCCGACCAGGTGCCGGCCGCGTCGACGATCGCCGGGCTCCTCAACGCGATCTACGCCGCCCTGACCTCGACGACCGACTACCGCGGCACGGCGCTGCCCTCGACGCACCTCTGGACGTGGGCCCGGTTCCAGAACGCGGGCACGACGGAGTGCGTCTACAACTCGGCGTGCCCGTCCGGGACGTCGATGGGCCTCACGCCGGCGATCCTCCTCGCCGGCAGCTCTGGCGCGCCGACGCCGACGATGCTCACGCCCGACACCTTCACGGCGAGCAACCTGCTGGCCGGGATCGTGAAGTCGCCGGGCGCCTTCAACGCCTGGGACAACGCGAACCCGATGACGAGCGGGACGTTCTCGGGCTACTGGCGCGGGTTTGGCACGACGTGGAACAGCACTGGCGCCACCGTGCGGGTGTACATCGGCGAGGAGTCGATTCTCGTCACGGCCTTCACGACCGCCACGGGACAGACGCACGGGTGGATCTACATCGGCGCGGTGGGCGAGCCGCTCTCCACGGGCGTCGGCGCGGGCGAGTCGGACAACCGCCTCTACGGCATGTTCGTCAGCGGTGCGAGCGCCGCGGTCTCGACCACCTGGCTCAACACGTCGAACACGATGTGGAACCACGGAACGACCGCGGGCGCCTACCACGGCGGCGTGTTCCAGCCGGGCGCGGCCACCTGGTACGCGGGTGGGCGGCGCCGCGCCTTCTCCTCCGCGGCCGTCGCAGGCGAGTGCTCGGACACGCCGGGGGCCTACTGCGGCGACCTCGAGCGATTCCACCGATCGACCGTGAACAACCAGAACGACGGTGCCCGGCTTGGTCTGATCCGCTCGATCCTCTGGCACGGTGGCGCGCAGGGCGGAAGGACGCTCCGGAACGGCGCGACTGACCTGTACCACGTCATCGCGCCGGACAACACGGCGGCCTCCGCGGCGTTCTTGCTCAAGGCGGCTGCGTGACCGCCTCTCCTCTCCCCTCGGAGCCTGCCATGGCCGACCCCGCCCGCATCCCCGACAGCCCCGCCAACGGCGCCGGCCCCTACGACGCCGAGCTCTCCCCCCTCGCGCGCGCGCTCCTGCACGAGATCCGGTCGCACGGGAAGCGGACGACCGGCGAGCTCGCCGAGCTGCGCAAGGACGTCGACGGCCTCCACGACGTGCTCGTCGAGATCCGCGACCGCCTGCCGCCGCCGGAGCCCGCGCACCCCGAGGTGGACGCCGCGGTGGCCGAGACGAAGGTGACGGCGCTCACCGCGCTCCGGAAGGCCGCGGACGGCGCCGCCGGCGTGTGGCTCGTGCGGACGACGTGGGCGACGGCGCTCGTGCTCGTGCTCGGCTGCGCGGGGTGGCTCGGGCTGAAGGTCGACTTCGTGCGGCCGGGCGCCGCGATGCCGCCCCTGTTCGCGCGCGCGCTCGGGTACCAGGACGACGAGACGGCGGGGGCGGGGGCGGGGAGTGCGGCGGCAGCGGGGGCCACGCCATGACCCGCTTCGACGCCTGCCTCGCCGTCGTCCTCCGCTTCGAGGGCGGCTACAGCGACCGCGCCGCCGACCGCGGCGGGCCCACGGCCTGCGGCATCACGTGGCGCACCTACGACGCGTGGCGGACCCGGCACGCGCTCCCGACGCGCCCGGTTCGCCTCATCACCCCCGAGGAGGTCCGCGCGATCTACGACGAGGACTACTGGCGCCCGGTCCGCGGCGCCGACCTCGCCGAGCCGCTCGACCTCGTCATGTTCGACGGCGCCGTCAACGCCGGCGTCGTGCAGGCGGGCCGGTGGCTGCAGCGCGCGGTCGGCGTCCACGTCGACGGCGTGATCGGGCCGGTCACCCTCGCGGCCGTGCAGGCCCGCGACGCGGCCGAGCTCGCCGGCCTCGTCCTCGACCAGCGCGCCGCGTTCTACCGCGGCCTCGCCGAGCGCGACCCGACGCAGGGGGAGAACCTGCGCGGGTGGCTGCGGCGGGTCGACGAGCTGCGTGCCGCGTGCGCCGCGAGCGCGCCGTGACCCTCCGCGCCCTCCTCCTCGTCCTCCTCGCGCGCCTCGCGGCGCGCCTCACCCCCGGGCGGGCCCCTGCCGCCCCTTCCTCGGAGTCCCGATGACCCGCATCCGCTGCAAGTTCCGCATCGACTCGGTCCTCAAGCCCGCCTACGGCGGCGAGGGCGTCGTCGTCCACGCCAACGCCGTCTACGACAACTCGCCGGAGAACCGCGAGTTCAGCAAGTACACCCCGTGGGGCACGCTCCACGTCGGCATCGACAACCCGGCCGTCCTGCCCTCGTTCCTCGAGGGCGGCAAGCTCGCCGCCGGCCGCGAGTTCTACCTCGACCTCGTCCCTGTGGAGTCCTGACCATGCCCCTCGTGACCGTCCTCTCCCTCTTCGCCGCCTTCCTCTCGCACGTCCCCTGGCGCCAGCTCGAGGACCTCGCCGTCGACGTCGTCGAGGGCCGCGCCTCCCGCGACGAGTTCGAGCGCGTGATCCCCGCGGTGATCGACGCGTCGATCCCCTTCGACCAGCTCGTCCCCGGCGGGCTCGGCGCCTTCCTCGAGAAGATCGACGGGCAGGCGTTCAAGCTCCTCGTCGGCTGGATCGCCGACGTGGCCGAGCACCGCGCGAAGGCGCGGAAGGCCCCGACCGCCGACAGCCCGGAGCGCGGCTTCGCGGCATGGTGGTCGCACCTCTTCGGGCCGAAGGGCGCGCCGGCACCGATCGCCGGGCCGGCGTAGCCCATGGCCTTCTTCTTCCTCGGCGCGCTCGCGGCCTCGGCGTCGACCTCGACGCTCGCGGACAAGGTCCCGTGCGACGCGACCTCGACGAGCACCTACCGCTGGAACGAGCCCGAGCCCGACTACATCGCCTACGACGACTACGTCGACTGGGACCCGCCGAGCCGAGCCGAGCGCCTCGACCCGTTCCGCGTGGCGCCGCGGCCGCCGTCGACGCTCTGGCTCGTCGCGCAGCTCGTCGAGGCGAAGCTCCCGCCGGTGGAGCTGGTCGACCCCGCGCGCCTCGCCCGCCGCGACCGCGTGCCCGGCGGCGAGCGCCGACGCTGGACGGGCCGGAACGTCTCGGCCCGCTGGACCCGGCGCGCGCGGGCGTAGCCGTGGCCGCGCCCAAGCTCTGCCTCTGCGGGCGGAAGGCCGTGCACCCGGTCGGGCGGCGCGGCCGTCGGCGCTGGGTGGTCTCGCGGGACCATGGTCTCTGCGGACGGTGCTGGCGGGCGCTGCTCGACCGCGTGCGGGGGAAGTAGGGTGTTCTCGAAAGCACCAGCCGACCATGCGATCGGCTCGGCGCCATCGACGTTTCCGGATGATCTCGGGGTGCATTGCTGTCCGAGTCCGCCCGCGACGACGCGGAGGACTGCGACGGGGACCGACCGCCATCGTGCGGCGCTCGCGCGAGGACATCGACGGCGACGCGATCCTCGTGGGTTCGGCACCCCTCCAGACGAGCGCGGGCGCGGGCGACGGCGACGGCGCGAGGAGGTCGATGGGCACGCGTTCCTCTGCGACGACACGGACGGCGAGCAACAACTGCGACGGCCGCGCGGGTGCCACGATGCTCCCCCTCCTCGGCGACAAGGGGCGCTCGCCTTGGCCGTCCGCCCGCGGGTGCGAACGAGGTGCGAACAGCTACCCGCGCCGCGAACGGTTTCGGTGCTCTTCCGCGCGCCTCGGTGCCTCCTGAAAACCCGCATCGTCCGGTGCAAACACGGGTTCGAGGCGGGCGACGACGCGCACCCGGACCTACTGGATGGAGTGAGCAACGGGCCGGCCCATCCTGCCGGAATCACTCGCGATCGGCCGTTCGCACGTTCGCGTCTGCGAACCCAGCGCGAACAGGTCCTCACGAGGCCGTGTCCCGCTTCCGGAGACGCTTCACCTTCACCGGCCCGCCGATCTTCGGCACGAGGTCGATCGTGTCCCGCAGCGGCAGCGTGGTCGGGTCAACGTAGCTGGTGAGCACGCCGGGCAGCTTGTGGCCGAGGAGGTACTCGACGGCGAGCGCGTTCGCGCCGAGCTGCAGCAGCCCGCTCTCGATGCCCTTGCGGAAGGCGTGCGTTGGGTGGCCGAGCACGCGCCGGTCGTCCTCGACGCGCGTGTTCCAGATCGCCTCGCGCGCGCCGGCCCGCTTCCAGAGGTACTGGACGGACTCGTGGTCGAGCTTCCGGCGCGCGCCCGGGCAGGGGACGACGAAGCCCTCGCGGACGCCCCACCCGGCCATCGCCTCGACGAGGTGGGCGGAGATCGGGATGCGCCGGCCGGCGCGCTCCTGGCGGCTCTTGCCCAGCGCGGGGCGGACGTAGAGCTCGCCGGCGTCGAGGTCGAAGTCGTTCCACGTGAGCCGCATCGCCTGCGACTTCCGCAGCCCGGTGTAGCGCAGGACGACGAAGAGGTTCCGGTACCAGCCGTTCGCGGCCTCGACGACGCGGTCCATCTCCTCCCAGCTCGGCGCGACGGCCGCCGGCGTCGGGAGCATCTCCGGGAGCTCGAGGCGCTTCGGGCGCGGCACGAGGTCGCACCAGTCGTCCGAGTCGGCGAGCCACGTCCACCACCGCTCGACCTTGCGGACCTGCTCGCCGGCGTAGACCGCGCTGCACTTCCGCTCGCCGATCATGTAGTCGTAGAAGCCGGAGAGGTTCGACCGGGTGAGGTCGTCGGGCCCGTACCAGTGCGTCTCGTCGGCGCCGAGGAAGCGGAGGAAGTTCGCGATCGCGATCTCGCGCTGCTCGGCCGTGCCCGGCGCCTTCAGCCGCTTCGTCTCGTTGATGTACTCGTCGCAGAGCTTGATCAGCGACGGGACTTCAACCTCGCGAGGACTCCGCCAGACTCGCCCGAGGGCGCTGTACTCCTCGATCTGTCGGACGATCTTCTTCGTGGTGGTGAGGTCGGGGCAGGAGTACCCGCGGTTCGTCCCGTCGGGGTCACGCCAGCGGATCTGGTAGCGGTTGCCGCGCTTCGAGTACGACGCCACGTCTCCACCTCCTCGAGCCAGGACTCCACGTCGACGAGGCGCCAACGATACGACGGCCGGCTGCCGACGCCGACGTTCCGCCACGGCCGGCGCACGTGCTCGGGCGTGTCCGCCATGAGCGCGCGCAGCGTGTGCGCCGACACGCGGAGGTGCTCGAGGACCTCCTCGGTCGTCGCCAGCGGTGCGGGGCGGTGGGAGCCGTCGGCCATCTACGTCTCGGTCCTCGTCGAGTACAGGTACGCCCGCCCCGACGCCTGCGCCGTCGGAATCGCCGACCGCCGCTCACCGCGCGCCCGCGGCAAGCGCGGCCGGCGAGGCGGCAAGTGCGGCTGGTGCCGCGGCGAGCGCGGTTGGCACGCGCGGCCAGCGCGGTAAGCGTCGGCGGCCAGCGCGGCTGGCGGTGCGGTTGGGACGCGGTCGGGGCCGGCGGCAAGCGCGGTAAGGGCGTGGCGGGCCATCTACGGAGCCTCCGTGCGCGCGGAAGAGGGCCCTTTCTCCACCTCGCCGCTACCCGTCGCCTTCGCCACCTCGCCGGCGTCGTAGTGCCGCGTCGGGTCCGCACGCGTCCGCGGGTCGCAGTCCTCGGCGGCGAGGCCGACGGTGTCCCACCAGCTGGAGAGGAGGTGGTCGAGCTCGGCGTCGTCGCCGCCCACGTCCAGGACGTCGTTGAGGTAGCGGTCGAGCGCCTTCGCGAGCACGCGGCCCTCGACGACGAGGGTGTCGCGCTCGTCCAGGAGCCGGCGCGCGGCGCGCTTCCAGAGGACGAGGCGACGCCGGACGGTCTCGACCTCCTGCTCGTGCCGCGTCTGCATCGACGCGATCGCCTCGGTGAAGGCGCGCTGCTGGTCGGCGAGGAGCTCGCGGCGGGTCTCGTTCTCGGCGGCGGCGCGGTCGAGCGCGGGTCGCTCGCACACGAGGCACACGATCGCGGCGTCGGGCCCGAGCGGGAAGCGGGCGCGCCAGCCGCACGCGGCGCAGAGGTCGCCGGACTGCTGCTCGACGAGGGCGGGGCCAGGCCGGGCGTCGACGGGAATGAGCACCTCGATACCGTCCGAGCCGACCCAGCGCGCCACGTGGTGGCCGTTCGAGAAGGAGTCGTCGTTCGCGGGGTCGCCATCGTCGCAAAGGGCCTCGATACTCGTGTTCGAACCGCACCGCAGCTCGCCGATCCTCCGGACGGTGCCGACGCGGGCGCCGAGCGAGGAGTCAAAGCGGACGCGGGCGCCCACGGTGATGGCGATGCCACGACGGTCGAGCATCACGACCCCGCCTTCGAGGCTGCCTCGTGGGCCTCCTTGATCAGCCAGTAGCGGGAGGTCGGGATGCGCTCGCAGTCCGCGGGCGCGCCCCCGCGGGGGTTGCCCTGCGAGTCGGCCGGCGTCTGCACGACGACGATGCTGTCGAACGTCTCCCAGCCGATCCCGGCCATGAAGTAGCGGCCGCCCTCCTGGAAGAGGCCGCCCCGCATCCCGGCGCGCTGCATGACCTCCTCGGTCGACGGCGCGGGCGGCGCGGCGTTCATCCTCTTGCGGATCGCCCTGCCCTCGGGCGTCCTCATGTTGGGCACGCCCATGTGGTGCTCGCGCGGGTTGCGGCGGAGCCCGGTCGGGGGCTCGCGATCGCGCGGCAGGTCGAACCCGGTGACCGCCGCCCCGGACGACCACATCCGCTCGCATCCGAGTTCGTTGGCGATGGCGCGCATGTAGTCGACGTGGGCGTCGAGGCGCGCGTGGAAGTCGTTGATCGCCGCGAGCGTGCGTCCGCTGGCAATGAAGTAGGCCATGGTCTTGTTCATGGGGTGGTCTCCGAGGCGAACAGGGGAAGCTGCGGGGGCCCGGGCTCGACGAGGGGCACGAGGCGCACGTCGCTGTAGAGGAGCGCGCCGGCCTCGCGGACGTCGGCCATGTCGCCGACGAGGATCACGACCGGCTTGTCCGGGTCGAGGTCGAAGTCCTCGATCGGCTCGGTGAGGAGGCCGGCGGCGATGACGCGGAGGCTCACGGGGTCTCCGGGCACTGGCAGAAGAGAAGCGGGTGCGTCGGGTCGCCGCTGACGATGGCGCGCTGGCCGGGCGCGCAGGCGGCCACGCCGGGGCGGTCGAGGACCTGCAGCGTGCTCACGCAGGCGCCGGGCGCGGGCAGGTCGACCGAGCGCGAGGTCCACGAGACCTCGCAGGCGAGGAGGAGGACGAGGATCATGGCGCCCGCTCCCCATCGGTCTTCGCCGCCTCGGCAGCCAGGCGCCGAGCGAGTTCGCTGGCGGCCTTCGCGGCGGCGGCGGCGGCGACGGAGGCGAGGCCGGGCTCCTGGATCTCGAAGAGGTAGGCGGCGGCGTGCGCGCCCTTCTCGGTGGCCGCGGCGAGCTCGCCGATGCTCATGTTGGCGGGGTCGAGCACGGCCTACACCGCCACCCGCGGGGACTCCTTGGCGCCGGCGAGCGGCTCGGCCTTGGCGTCGCCGACGATGTCGTCGAGCGCGCGGGCGAGCTCCACGAGCTGCTCGCCGGAGAGTTGCAGGATGTCGTCGAACATCTTGAAGCGCGCGGCGATGGCGTGCTTGGCGCTGGCGTAGCGGGGCGGCATCCCCTCGGGCATCGGGTGCGCCTCGATCATGCGGCGGGTCTTCTCGGCGTCGTCGAGCGCGATCTGCTTCCGCGCCTCGACCTGCGCCGCCTCGCGCTCCTTCTTCGCGCGCTCGGCGGCGGCCTCGCGCTCGGCGGCACGGCGGGCGTCGTCCTCGTCCTCGAGGCGGGCAGCCTCCTCTCGCTCCGCGTCGCCGGGCAGGGGGTACCGCTCGATCGGGGCGCCGATCGTGAGCCGGGCGAGCGCCACGGCGAGGTGCTCTTCGAGGTGCCCGATCGCTTCCTTCGTGGCCGCGGCGACCGGCTCGAAGCGGGCCACCGTGCGCACGAGCCGCATCCCCGCCGTGGGCAGGAGGTGCGGGCGGTTGAGGTAGGCGTCCTCGAACTCGTGCAGGGCGAACCCGAGCTGGTTGGCCCCCTGCAGGGAGTCGACGAGATCGAGGGCGAGGTCGGTGAGGTCGTCTTCGGCGGTGCACGCGTTGCTGAGGGCGTCGCGGTAGGTGACCTCGGCGAAGCGGAGGTCGCGGTCGGCGGATTCGGGCGTGGGCATGTACGGCTCCGTGGATTGCGTCCCCATAGTACGCAGTCTCCACAGTACGCACAAGCGCGTATCAGATGACTTCTACTTTACGAGCACGCCCGTCTATTCGTTGTCATCCTCCTCCCGCCTGTTCAGCCATGGGGCGTCTGCGAGGTAGTCCATGGCGCGCCTCTCGAGGTCCCATCGAATCGCGTCGGGCATCTTGCTCCACGCGTCCGCGAGGTTTCGGATCGTCCTCCGCCCGTCCTCCGGGAGCAGCGACACGAGCTTCCGGATCTCGATGAGGTTGATGTCCTCGCCGCCCCATGCCGTGGACTCGAAGCGAAGGTCGAGACGCATCCCGCAGGCGGTGGCCCACTGGGCGACCAAGTCGAATGGTGGCTCGTTGCGCCCGGACTCGATGTGCCGGAGCGCCCCCTCGCTCCGTCCGAGGATCGCGCCGAGCTCGCGAAGCGAGTACCCGACCGTCGGCTGACGGTACGCGTGGATGCGCATCGCGCGCAGCAGCGGCCCCACGGGGGGCAGTTCCACGTCGGCCGACGCACCGCGGATTCGGCTGACGTGCTCGCGCTCCTCCGAGAGCACGATCTGCAGGAGAGAGAAGGCCGTCGCGAAGATGTGGTCATGCATAGGGTCGTTGCTCAACGACTCGACGAGGTGCACCGCCGTGTCCTTCGCGACCGCGTAGCGGTCGAGCGTCTCCTTCTGCGCCTGCGCGAGCTGCTCATGCGCCTGGTCGATCCGACGGCGATCCACGGGCCGCGTGCGCTCCGCGCGCCAGACCTCGCCGTACTCCACCTGCCGCTCTCGCTCGGCCGCCGCGATCGCGTCCTCGTGGAGCTGCCGGACCCGCGCGATCACCGGCTCGAACCGCTGGCTTCGCTCCTCGTTCTTCTCCTTCAGCGACGTGGCCATGCATCACTTCCTTGCGTACCTGCAAGACGCGTGTAGGATTCAGCCATGCGGTTCGGCGCCTTCCTCTCGGCCGCTCGCGGCACGACCTCTCGTCGAGGGCTCGCCCGACGGTGTGCGGAGGTCGCTCCCGAGGTCACCGGCATCACCGAGGCGAGCCTCCGCTTCTGGGAGTCCGAGCGGTTCAACCGTGTCCCCACGCTCGGCCAGTACGCCGTGCTCGTCGAGGCGCTCGGGCTGTCGCCGGAGGAGCGACTGCGCGGCCTCGAGTTGGCGCGCTCGCGGGTCGAGGACATCACGAGGACCCGGGCGGCGTAGGCCATCAGGCACCCGTTCATCCACGATCTTGCCTGCACGTCGCGATGAGGCCGCGCGGCCGTCACGGCAGCCCCGACCGTGCTGGGGGCTGGGGGGCCTCGGCCGCGTCCTTCTTCTCCTGCTGTAGGCGCCAGAGCCGCTGCTCGGCGGCCTCCCACGCGGCGAGCGCCTCGCGATAGCGCCCGTTGAGGCGCTGCAACTCGTCGCTCCACTCGAGCTGCGGCATGGTGCTCTCGGTGCTGGCGAAGAGCCGTAGTTCGTGCTCGGCCGCGGCAAGGGCTTCGGCCGCGGCGTGCGTTGCCTGGTCGGCCTCGCGGACGGCCACCTCGATCTCTTGAAGGGCCTTGGGGCGCCGGAATCGCTTCAGAAGCTCGATGTACTCGGCGCTCTCTCGCAGCGACCCGAGCACGCTTTCCATGGCCAGTTCGATGCCCCGCCGGGCGCTGCCTGACGTCGCCTCCGCGTCCACCCGCAAGCGGGCGAGGGCTACTTCGTCGGCAGCCATCGCGTTCTCGGCACGGGCGAGCGCCTCGTCGATGTCGTCGATTCCGGTGATGAGGTCCATCCGCTGCTTGCAGGCCAGCGCGTTCGCGTTCTGGATGTTCCGCAGGTGGGCGAGGAGTTCCTCTCGCTCTTCCGCCGAACTTTCCGGCATCGACTCGACGCACTTGTGGACGACCTCGACCTCTGACCTGGTCAGGGCGCCGAGCATGTTCATGATGTCCTGGACGAGGGCCTCGTGCTCACCCGCAGGCATGGCGTCGGGGCGTCGGAACGCGAGCAGGACCGACCTGTCGCAGGCGTTCGCCCATGCTTCGAGCGTGTCGAGAGGCGGCTGACGCTCACCGCTCTCGATGCGGGAGACCTGCGTGAGGGTGATGCCGAGCCGGCGGGAGAGCTCGGAGCGGGTGAGTCCGGCGTCCTCGCGGACCCGACGTAGTAGTGACCCGATCTCGCTCGTGAGCGGCATCGCGCCCACGTACCTCGCAGGCGACCCCTTGACAGGGTGTGACCTTCCGGGTGACACTGTCGCCTGCGAGGTGACGACGTGCAGCGTTCGCTTGCCCTCTTCCTCTCCGAGCGCCGGGAGCGCCTCGGCTGGTCTATCACCGACGTGCAGCGGCGCCTCGTCGCGCGCGACGTCGACGTCACGGTCGCGACCGTCTCCCGCTGGTTCAACCCCGACTGGCAGCACGGCCGGGCGCCCACGCTCGGCCACTTCGTGGCGCTCCTCGACGTCCTGTCGATCACCGGCTGGGAGCGCATCCACGCCCTGAAGCTCGCGGCCGACGACGAGATCCTCGGCCCGAACCCCCGTCCGGAGCTCCGCCCGGCCGCCTGAGTTGACAGACGACCAAGCGCCTCGGCCACCACCACCGAGGCGCGGGTCGACGACGCGGAGCGGCCCCCGCTGACGGGCCGGCACCTCCTCCACCTCGAGCACCTCGACCGCCGCGATCCACGTCGCCAGCGGAACGCTCCTTGTCCGTCCGTTCGAACCCATCGTCATTGCTCCGGTGTGTTTCCAACCTCGCACGCCCGCTTGTCATCGGCGGTGACACCGCCGACCCGCCCCCACGGAGACCTCGATGCCCAGCCCCATCCCCGACGACGGCACCTCGCGCCGCATCCTCGACGACCTCCGACTCGCCTACCCGCACCTGACCGACGCGCAGATCGCCCACTGGGCCGGCGTGGAGAAGTCGAACGTGCCGCGGTGGCGCGCCGGCGAGCGGTCGATGCCCGTGTGGGTGCTCGCGCGGCTGATCCGGAAGCTGGACGACGCGACGCCGCTGCTCGGCGAGCTCGCGTCCATCGCCGGCTTCGTCGTCGTGAAGGCGCCCGAGGGTGAGGCGGGCGGGCGCGACCTTCTGCGCGTCGCCGCGGCGGTCACCCGCGCGACCGGGCAGCTCGCGGATTCCGTCGCGACGGCGACCGACCCGAAGAGCGAGGGCGGGGCGGCGCTCACGAACGGCGAACGCGCGGGCATCCTCGCCGAGATCGACGCCGCGATGCAGCGGCTCGCGCAGCTCCGGGCGGACGTCGAGGCGAAGCCGCGGATGGTCGGGTAGGCCATGGACACCCGACTCCTCCCGCGTCGCTTCTGCGACCATGACCACCTCGACGAGGCGGGGCGGTGCGTCGCGTGCGCGGCGTCCTACGACGAGGTCCGCGAGGACGTCGACGGCCCCACCGCGCTCGCGGTGCTCGACGACCACGCGCTCCCCGTCGACCGCTGGCGCCTCTTCAGGGTGCCTGCTTGAGCGCGCAGCACCCTCTCTTCCGGCGGGTCGCTGCAGCGCCCGCCGGCGCACCTGTGGACGATCGCCACCGCGGCCGCGTCTTCCACGCTGGCGACGAGCACGTCCGCGTGCAGGGCTTCGACGCCGACGGGCGCCTCGTCGGGCACCGCTGCGAGAGCACCGGGCGCGACCTGCAGCCCGTCCAGCGCGTCGTCGTCGACCCGGCCAGGTACCCCCTTGCGCAGCGGCTCCTGCCGTGACGCCCACCTTCCGGTGCACGCGGTGCGACGGCGAGGCCGTGGTCTGCAAGGTGCAGATCCCGACGGGCGTGCATGTCAGCGCCTGGTGCTACGCCTGCGACGCAGCGGCAGACCCGCGGCGTACGTGGCTGCCGAAGGGCGCGTTCGACGTCAGCGCGCTCCCGTGGCGCGAGAGCCCGACCTTCGACTCCGACCGCTTCGCGCCCTGCGCCGTCTGCGGCGCCTTCACCGTCCTCGAACTCCACCACCTCGCCCCGCGCGAGTTCTTCGGCGACAAGGCCGACCGTTGGCCCGTCGTCGAGGTCTGCCGCTCCTGCCACGAAGAGTGGCACCTCCTCATGGGCCGCCCGATCGGGCGCGTCCAGCCCAACCCCGCCCGGATCTCCACATGAACGTCCTCGCGCCTGCGTTCCGACCTCTCTACCCCCTCGACGATCGCCGCATCGTTCGGGTCTACGCCGCGGGCAAGATCGGCCCGAACGACTGGCGACCCGCCTTCGACGGCGTCCCCGACAGCGGTGCCAGCTACGACAACTACGTGCGGCGGGGCGAGCTCGAGCACGACGTGCCCCTCCCGCATGGGGCGCCCCTCGGCGAGGTGCGCCTCGTCTACGTCGGGCCCTGGTACATCGACGGCAGCAACTGCCACGTGAGCTACCACGGGCGCTCCACCCACGGGCTCGGCATCGGGGGCGCCTCGAACGCGATGGACGCGCCCACGCCGGACCTCGTGCTCGACAACGCGCTCGGGCAGATCCGCCGCGCGGACGTCGTCTACGTTCGCCTCGACGCTCCGGACTGCTTCGGCACGCTCACCGAAGTCGGGTACGCGGCCGCGCTCGGCAAGCCCTTCGTCGTCGATGTCGTCGGCGACGCGCCGGCCGAGGACATGTGGTTCCCGATCCGCCTCGCTCTGCGGAAGCGGCCTGACGCCCACGTCGAGGCCCTGGTGCGGCGGGCCTTCAGCGGGGCTCGATGAGCGCCGACGTCGCCGAGGTCCTCTGCCAGCTCGCCCCGATGCGCGTGCTCCCCTCGATGGGGCGGGCGCTCGACGAGTACGCCCGCGTCGCGGAGGAGCGCGGGGCGGAGGCTCGGGCTCGCTACGAGGGCTTCCGCGACTCGCTTCGCAGCGTCGGCCGGGATGGTCTCCTCCACGCGGGGTCGTGGCACCGCGAGCCGAGCGGGCGCATCCACTTCCTGCCCCAGACCGTCGCGAACGCGCTCCGGGTGCACATCGGCCCCTCCGAGGAGGGCCGCCGGTTCATCGACGCCGACTACTCGGCAGCGCATCTCACCATCGCGGGCGTGCGCAGCGGGGACGCGGCGCTGCAGGAGGGGCTCGCCGGCGGGCGGTGCTACGAGGACCTCGCCGCAGAGGTTCTCCCCTCGCTCGACCCGGCCCTCGGCCGGAAGACGGTCAAGCGGCTCGCGCTGTCGCAGATCAACGGCGGCAGCGTGAAGACGGTGCGCGAGCAACTCGCGCGCATCGTCGACGCCCCGGCCCGGGTCGCCGAAGCCTTCGTGAAGGCATGGAAGGCCCGCTACCCCGACCTGCAGCAGTACATCCGAGCGGTCCTGCGCGAGGCGGAGCGCGCCGGCGACGTGTTCGAGGTGCGCACGCTGACGGGCCGGGTCGTGAAGATCCCCGTCGCCGGCGGGCGGGCTCTGGCGGGGCTCTCGGCGCAGTGGTCGTCGGTCGAGGCCGAGGCCCTCGACTGGGTGCTCGAGCGATTCGACGAGCGGCTGGGCTCGCTGGGTGCGCGGCTGGTGCTGCCGATGTTCGACGGCCTCCTCCTCGACGCCCCGGCCTCCGCCGCCGCCCAGGTCGCGGAGGCGGCCTCGCGCCTGATGGTCGAGGCCATGGCCGCCGTCGGCGTGCCCGGCGCGCTGGTGAAGACGGAGATCCGGGGGCGCTGGGGTGAGGGCGAGATCCCCGAAGAGCCACCGCCGCCCGGCGACACGGACGCCCCCTCCGAGGGCGGCGAGGAGGCCGAGCGTCGCCAGGAGGAAGCCGACGCGGCGGTGCGCGCGCTGCAGCTCATCATCGGCCGCCTCAAGGGCGCGCCGACCCGCGCGTTGCGCAAGCCCGTCACGGAGGAGCTGTTCGCGCCGAAGCTGATCGACGGTCTCGCCAAGGCGTTCAACATCGACGCGGTCGTGGTGCTCTCCGAAATTGAGAGCGTCCGCACCGTCGAGTCCGGGGCCGCTGACCGCCTGCAGAAGCTCGTGGAGCGGCGCGCACGCGCGCTGATCGACGTCGCCAGGGCGGCCCGCGCCGCGGCGAACGAGGAGCGGTTCAAGACGCAGCCGGACGTGGCCGAGTCGCTCGGCGAGCTCGCGGCGACGGCGAACATCCCGTGCGCACTGCGGATGCCGTTCCGGTACGCGATCGACGCGCAGGGCGTGTGGTCCGTGAAGGTGCGGCAGCTCCCGAGCGGCGAGATCCAGGAGGAGCTCACGCGGATCTGCACCCGCCCGCTGTTCGTCGTTGGAGTCGACGTCGACGTCGACGACGGCACGCAGACGCTGCTCGTGCAGTGGTACGGCGCCGGCGGCTGGCAGACGCGACAGGTCCCGCGACGTGTTGCGCAGGTCGCCCGCCACCTCGCCGAGCAGGCCGAGTTCGGGCTCCCAGTCTCGAGCGAGAGCGCGCGGGACGTCGTCGCCTACATCGAAGCCTTCCTCGCGGAGAACGAGTCGCACCTCCCGAAGCGGAAGACGACCACCGTGCTCGGGTGGCGTGAGGGCGGGTTCACCTGGGGGACCACGTTCATCGGCGTCGACGGTCCCGTTGCCGATCCGCCGGTCCGGATGGCTGAGATCGACCCGGGGCTTCGACAGTTCGTCATCGGGTACCGCACCTCCGGCACGTGGGAGGGGTGGTGCGCGGCCATCGAACAGATCAGCCGCTACCCGGCCGCGATGATCGCTGTGCTCGCCGCGATGGGCCCCCCGCTGCTCCGGCATCTGCCGGGGGTTGGGAACCCGGTGGTCGATTGGGCGGGCTCGACCTCGCAGGGGAAGACGACCGTGCTTCGCGTCGGCGCGTCGGTCTGGGGCTACCCGAACGACCGCGACAACGGCCTGATCCGGCCGTGGAACGCGACGAGGGCCTTCATCGAGCGGTACGCCAACATCAACGCCGACCTCCCGCTCTTCCTCGACGACACGAAGGCGGTGCACGACGCATCGGTCATCGGGAACGTGCTCTACATGTTCGCGCAGGGGCAGGGTCGCGGGCGCGGTAGCGTCGACGGCGTCCGGGCCTCGAACACGTGGCGCTCCGTGCTGCTCTCGACCGGCGAGGCGCCGGCAACGTCCTACACGAAGGCGGGCGGCGCGAACGCCCGGTGCTTCGTCCTCTGGGGGTCGCCCTTCGGCGGGCAGAGCGCGGAGGGCGGCCAACTCGCCGAGCAGGTGACCCTCGCGCTCCTGGAGAACCACGGCCACCTCGGCCCCCGGCTCGTCCAGTGGCTGCAGGGCGAGGGTCGCATCGCGTGGCTGAAGGAGCGGTTCCGCGGGGCTCATGAGGAGTGGGGGCGGCTCGCCGGCGGCGACGCAGTCGTGCGGCGCGGCCTGACCACGATCGCGCTCCTGCAGGTCTGCGAGGACATCTGCCGCGAGCTCGGCGTGCCGCGCTGCAAGACGAACGCCCTCTGGGAGCTCTGGAAGGCGATCGTCCACTCGGCGGAGAAGGCCGACAAGGCGAGCGAGGCGCTCCGCGAGGTCTACGCCCACGCCTGCGCGAACCAGATGGCCTTCATCGGCCGCCACATCGTCAAGCTCGACGACAGCAACACGCAGAACCAGGAGACGCGGGCGCCCTATCGCGGATGGCTCGGGGTCTGGGACAAGGACGAGGGCTGGCCCTTCCTCGCCTTCCTGCCGAACGCGCTGAAGGACCTCCTCGAGGAGCGAGGGTACGACGCTGACGCCATCGTCCGCACGTGGCTCGACCGCGGGTGGCTGCAGCGGTTCCGGAAGAAGGGGGGCAAGCCCGAGCCGACGTACCCGACGCGGCAGGGCACGGGGCGCTCGGCTCCGCAGCCGCGGCACTACCGCATCCTCCGGCGCGCGGTCGACCTCGTCGAGGGCGTCTACGACGACGAGACGGCGGGTCGCGTGACGGCCGAGCTGGAGAAGGCGGGCGGGCTGTTCACGGACGCCGCATGAGCGTAGTACCGACGATCGGCGTTGAACCTATGGAAACGGCGCACGAGCGGCCGTTTCCGTGGTACGCGCACGTAGCACCGACAGTAGAGTTTCAAAGGTCGCTTTCGTCGCATTTTCCCGTGCTACGCGACGCGTTTCGAGGACACCTATTTAGGGGGACCTCGGGTGGAGAGAGAGGAGAGCCGGCATGTCGCCGACCTCGGCCCACCTCTGTCTCGGGAGAGTCCCTATACGGGTCCATTGTGCTGCCGGGCGCGTACCACGCCGCGGAGCCGCCGAACTGCAACGCTTCAACCTCGTCTATCGGTGCTACGCAAGTAGCGTACCACTGCGTAGCACCAGCGTACCACCGAGGAATCGGCGTGCTTCGACGCCGTCTATCAGTGCTACGCCACCACCACGGGACCGTGGAGGGAATTCCATGAACCGCCGCGACACCTCCACCAGCCGGCGGGACCAGGGCAGCGTCGGCCTCCCGCTCGCCCCCTCGAAGGGCCTCGACCTGAACGACCCCGAGGTCTACGGGCTGGCGAAGCGCATCTACTACAAGCGCTTCAACGTGCGGGTGCGGTGGCTGGGCATCGACGAGGATGACGGCTTCCAGGACGTGATCGTGGGCCTGCTGCGTCGGCAGAAGGGCAAGTCGCGGTTCGACCCCGACCGCAGCAGCCTGTCGAACTACCTCTTCATGGCCATGTCCTCGATCACGCGGAACATGGCCGAGTCGGCGCGGTGCCGACCGCAGCACGTCCAGCGCACCTCGCTGCGCGACGAGCGGGGCGGCGACCACGTCGGCGAGGACTGGGCGGAAGGCGGCATCACCCCCGTGTCCGGTCGCGCGCTCGAGGACCTCGCGGCGGAGATGGAGGTCCCGCTCGGCGTCGTGCGGGCGCTGGCCGACGGCGACGACCCGGTCATGGCCGCGCTCGACGCGGGCATGGACCCGACCGACGCGGTCCGACTCGCGGATGCGCTCGGCGTGCGCTGAAAACCGCACCCTCGTCGGTAGCACGAAGGCGTGGGCATCGAGCGCGAGCACGGCAGCGAGGTGGGCGAGGTCGCCCTATGGACAACTCGGCAGGCCGAGGGGTCGAGTGTGGGATGGGCGAGCAGGGGGTGGCGCTGCGACCTT